TAAAGAAGAAACAAAAGGTGGAATTATTATTGCACAAGAAACATTAGATCGCGCACGTGTTGCAACGCAAGTTGGATACGTATTGAAGATGGGTGATTTATGTTATCAGGATAAAGATAAATATCCTACAGGTCCGTGGTGCAAAGAAAAGGATTGGGTGGTCTTTGCACGTTATGCAGGATCGCGCATGGAGATTGATGGTGGTGAGATAAGAATGTTAAACGATGATGAGATATTAGGGACAATAAATAGTCCTGAAGATCTTATTCACGCAATGTAAATCATAGGAGGATTATACTATGCAAGAAGACGAAAAAAAAGTAGACGTTGGCGACAACGACGAACAAGAAACAACAATTGATTTGGATGCACCAGCACCGGAGCAATCATTAGAGGAGCAAATAGATGTCGAAGAAATTAAAGAAGACGATATACAGCCCGATAACACGACTAAGGAATCGAATGAGCCAGCTGATGTTCAAAAAGGTGAACTCAATGAATACTCGGAAGGTGTTAACAAAAGAATAGCAAAACTTACACGCAAGATGCGTGAAGCTGAAAGGCAAAAAGAAGAAGCTATTCAATATGCACAATCTGTAAATCAAGAAGCTCAAAGAATCAAAGGTCAATATGATCACTTAGGTCATAACTATACCAAAGAACTTGAAGGTAAAGTTAAAGCTGGAATGATGGCTGCAAAATCTGCTTATAAAGAAGCAGTTGAAGCATCAGACATTGATAAACAAGTTGAAGCGCAACAAGCCATTGCTCAAATTGCAATGGAAGAAGCAAGACTTAGACAAATTAAAGGTTCTCAGCGTATGCAACAAGAACCTCAACAACCTCAACAACCTCAAGAAAACTATGCTCAAATGGCTCAGAATATGCCAACGCAGCAAGATATTTATCAAGCTGCACAGCAAATTGACCCTAAAGCAGAGGATTGGTCTTCAAAAAATGCTTGGTTTGGTACGGACAATGCAATGACTTACACTGCATTTGACATACATAGAAAGCTTGTTGAAGAGGAAGGATTTGATCCACAAACACAAGAATATTATTCTGAAGTAGACAAAAGAATAAGACTTGAATTCCCACACAAATTTGGTAATATGGATCAATCTACAGTTGTACAGAGCCAAGCTCCAGTACAAAATGTAGCAAGTGCCCGACGTCCGGCCGCAAAAGGACGCAGAAAAACTGTGAAACTCACACCTTCACAGGTAGCAATTTCTAAAAGATTAGGTGTGCCACTCGAAGAGTATGCGAAACAATTAGCCGCGAAGGAGGTATAAGCATATGACTAAAAAAACTACAGATAAGAAAACTGTTAAAACTTCCCGCGTGAGTGAAACTAGGGTCAAACAAGCAAGACCTAAAGTTTGGACTCCACCATCATCTCTAGATGCACCGCCTGCGCCAGACGGATACAGACACAGATGGATAAGAGCCGAGAGTATGGGTCAAGACGACTCAAAAAATATGTCCGGTAAAATAAGATCAGGTTGGGATTTGGTGAGAGCCGATGAATATCCTGGTGAAGATTATCCAAATGTTAAGGACGGAAAATACGCAGGAGTGATTGGGGTTGGTGGCCTTGTGCTGGCAAGGATACCCGAAGAGCTCGCAAAGCAACGTGAGGCATACTATAACCAAATGAATGCCGATCGTAATGAAGCTTTAGAAAACGATCTTATGAAGGAACAGCACCCAAGTATGCCGATCAATCAAGAGAGGCAGACTCGTGTAACCTTTGGTGGCTCGAAAAAAGACTAATCTTTTCTCAACCATCGATATAACAACTAACCTTTTAAGGAGGAAACAAAAATGGCTAATACAGATGCTAGGTTTGGTTTTAGACCTAGTGGTAAAGTTGGCGGAAATCCAGACAATGGTGCTCTATCTATCTACGCAATTGATGATGGGGAATCTAGTACAATGTTCCAAGGTGACATGGTAAAATTTGCAAGTGGCTATATTACAGATGCCGCTGTAGCAGATGCCGGTCTCATGGTCTTTGCTGGACTAAAGTACGTTAACCAAACTACAGGAAAACCTACCTTTAAAAACTACTATGACGGCGTGGATCTCAACGTAGATGCAGAAGCTTTCATATATGACGATCCGTACCAAGTGTACGAAGCTCAAGGCGATACAGCAGCAACAGCAGCAATGATAGGTACTTATATGGACCATATCGAAACTCATGACGGAAGTACTACAACTGGTATTTCAGGTGATGAAATCGATACGTCCGATACAGCTACTACTCTATCTGGTGTAAAATACTTAGGTCTCGCTCAAACCCCAGACAACTCGCTCGGTGTTCACAATGTACTAAGATGTTTCATTGCTGAATGCGCGCATGTTAATTAATAGCAGGAGGACATAAAAAATGGCTATATCAAGACAACAACTAGCAAAAGAGCTAGAGCCAGGTCTAAATGCATTATTTGGACTTGAGTACAAAAACTACGAAAACCAACACGCAGAAATCTACGACACAGAAAGCTCAGACAGAGCTTTTGAAGAAGAAGTAATGCTTGGTGGTTTTGCAAACGCAGCGGTTAAACCAGAAGGTTCTGGTGTATCGTATGACACTGCAAACGAGGCTTTCACTGCCCGTTATACTCACGAGACAATTGCTCTCGCTTTTTCTATTACTGAAGAAGCAGTTGAGGATAACTTGTATGATAGTATTGCAAAACGTTATACGAAAGCACTAGCAAGATCTATGGCTAACACAAAACAAATCAAAGCAGCTAACGTTCTTAATAACGGCTTCTCTGGTGGTACTGCAGGTGGAGATGGAGTTGATCTTTTATCAATTGCTCACCCTACTATTTCTGCAGGAAATCAGAAAAACGAGTTAACAACGTCAGCGGACTTAAGTGAAACTTCACTTGAGCAAGCAATGATTGACATTGCTGCATTTAAAGATGAAAGAGGCTTAAAAATTGCTGCTAGAGGTATGAAATTAATTATACCTTCAGCTCTACAATTTACAGCTGAAAGAATCTTAAAATCAACACAACGTGTTGGAACAGCTGATAATGATATCAATGCAATTGGTTCTATGGGAATGATTCCACAGGGCTATACTGTAAATCACTTCTTAACTGATGATGATGCATTCTTTATCAAAACTGATGTTCCTAACGGAATGAAACACTTTAACAGAGCAGCTATTAAAACTGCTATGGAAGGTGATTTTGATACTGGTAACATGAGATATAAAGCAAGAGAAAGATACAGCTTCGGCTTTTCTGACTGGCGTGGAATCTACGGTTCTCCAGGCGCTTAATCAATAGATTAAGATCTAAATTTAGGGGCGCTTCGGCGCCCCTTTTTTATTGCATTTCATATTAAAAAGAGTATATTCATCATACTGCATACTTTTATAAATAGTCAGCATGGACTCGTGCAGTAGACAAGGTCTCAGACTGTGTTGACAAAAAGGAGACAATATATGGCTAATACTAGCTTTACGGGTCCAGTAAGATCCAAAAACAACTATAAACTATACACCACCGCTTCAACCGGTGTTGAACAAGATAGAACTTTAGGAACAACAGCTAAAGATGCAAGAAGAGTTTACTTAGATGAGTGGTTTTTACAAAGACCAGGTCTAAATGCAAACATCGACCAAGTATCTACAGTTGAAGTTCAGAGAGCTTTAAACAGAAACTGGGAAGCATTAGGAACTAACATGACTACTGCTCTATGTACATTTGCAACAACTGGTGCGGGTGTTTTAGCAACAACTGCTGGTGCTGACCAAGACCAAGGTATTCTAACACCGCATTTAGATACTGCAGCAACAGCGTGGGCAGGAACTTTATGGGGAACAGAAAACTCAGTACATTTTGAAACATCATTACAGATACCTGCACTTGATAACCAAAAAGTTTGGGCTGGTTTAAAATTAACTAATGATCAATTAGTTGCTACTGATGATGACCAAATGTTTTTTAAATATCAAACAGATGCTACTAACTCAGAAGCATTTGATGATTTTGCTAAATGGCATTTTGTTCATAGTATTGGGGGCACTGATCATATTAGTGTGTTACCAATTACTGTTGCAGTAGATACACCTTACCATTTTAAAATTGAAGTTGGTTCAGATAGAAAAGCTACTATTTTTGTAAATGGTATTCAGTATAATGTAACGACTACTTCTGGTTCTACTGGTGGTACTGCAGTAACAGCAGTTCAAGCTGGAAAGCAAGCTGTTAAAACAGCTGCTTTAACTGACGATGTAGATTTAATTCCTTACGTTGGAATTGAAGCAGGAGCGGCTGCTGCTGAAGCAGTGAACGTTCACTATATTTGTTGTAGCAGAAACGTTTACGAATAATAAATAAATAATTAATGTGGGGCTTCGGCCCCACATGTTTCTTAATTAAGGAGGGAAACAAATGGCAGACGTAGTAACAGGACCAACCATCATGCAAGAAAATGATGTTCGTGTGGTCATAAAATATGTAAATCAATCAGACGGAACAGGTGGAACAACAGTTTTTGGTGATGTTTCAGCAATGGCTACAAACTCACATGGTGACTCTTGTTTGCACTTAGTGTTACAAAGAGTATGGTTCTCTAGTGATTCTGGAGACGGCGGAGATTCTTATGTTCGTATGGACGAAGAAGACAGTGATGGAGATATACCAGTAATTGGTTTAGTAGGAGCAGGCTATTGGGACTTTAGAGAATTTGGTGGATTAAAAACAGACAAATCAACAAACTCAAACCAAAGTGATGTTAATTTAGTTGTACCAGGTGCAGCTGATTCTGGAAATATGCACACAGTTATAGCAGAGTTTAAAAAATTATATTAAGGAGTAGCATATGCCTAACACTACTTCAGGAACAGCAACGTTCGATAAGACTTTCTATATTGATGAAATTTTAGAAGAAGCTTATCAACGTATTGGTATTCAAGATCTTAATGGGTATCGACTAAAATCTGCAAGACGTTCTTTAAATATAATGTTTCAAGAATGGGGAAACAGAGGTCTTCATTATTGGGAATTAAAAGAAACTAATATTAATCTTGTTGAAGGACAAGCTGAATATCATTTCTTTAGAAGTGCTGCTGATGATACTTCTGATTCTGATAGAGCTCAAGCAACAACAGTACAAACAGATTCTACAATTTATGGAATGGATGATGTTCTTGAAGCAACTTATAGAACAAGTAGAGGAACAACTTCACAGTCAGATGTATCTTTAACAAAAATTGATAGATCAACTTATTCAGCTTTATCAAATAAATTGTCAACAGGACAACCAACTCAATATTACGTTCAACGTTTTATTGATCGGGTTACTGTTAGTGTATATCCAACGCCTGATTCAACGGCTGCTTCAAATGAAACACATCTTTATTATGTAAAACGAATTGAAGATGCAGGTGCTTTTTCAAAT